GGTAAGACGTGGAAAGCGATTGGAGCGGAGTTAAAGCTAAATTTCGCAACGCTGACAAGCAAGGCGAGCAAGGAAGGAATCACCAAGGTGAGACGGGAGATGAGGAATACAGTTTCCTCTAAAGAAAATGTATCTTTAGAAAGCCTGTCCGCTCTAGTCCGTTCGAAACTGGCAGCCGACGCAGCGTCAACGCTTGAGCGGATCGATGGCTATGCGTTGGACGGTATCAAAGATGAAAGCGTGCGTGAGACTATTCTGGGCAGCGTGGCGAAGCGGAGCGCGCTGGTTTTCGGCTGGTCAGAAACTGGAGAGCAAGCGTCTGTTTCGATCAATCTGTTGGGTCAGATGCCCGACCGGACCTCGGTTGAAGTCGTCGTGAGCGAACAGCCTGACAAGTAAATATAACACACCTTGTGCAACGTAGGGAAACTGATAGTTTGCATTAGTTTTGCTTATTTGAGAAAAGGATTCTTTTTCCTAGGCTTGGCACACTTTTTGACGTAGGACCTGGCACCCCCTTTGCGGGTGGGCTTCGTTTACGATACCCCCCTCAAAAATTTTCCACCTTTTTGACCATGATAAACAAAATCAAAATCGGTCAAACTGTATCTTTAACAACCGCTGAGAGGAAGTTGGCCCACTTCATCGCCAAGAATCGCAACGGCAATAATCGTCATTTCAACATTACCAACCTGAAGATCAGCGCGCAGGATTCTGCGACTGTAGATTTGGAGGGTATATGCGGTGAGATAGCGTTCTGCAAGTTGTTCAACGTGTATCCTGATCTGGATACCGACCGCGATCCTCCGCATCCGCTCTACGACGCGACAATCCCACCACCGCCGGGATATCGCATCGATGTTAAAACGACCAAGTACGACAATGGAAAGCTACTAGTCGATGCGCGCAAAGGGCCGAAAACCGATGGCGTTGATTTCTATGTCCTAATGACCGGCTCATTCCCAGGTCCGTACACATACCGTGGCATGATAGCGCGGGAGACGATCATCGCGCCTCATCGGATTGAGATAATTAAGGGTTATCGCTCATACGCCGCCATCCAATCGGAGTTAGTGGCCAACCCTATGGACGACACATTTTAATTGACGCGATAAGCATTTCTATCGCTCCATCCCGCGTAACGACCCTAAGCAGGGCCACGGATTGGTCATCCGTGGCAAACGTCTAAGCGGCAATGACACTCCGCATCGGAAGCGGTTGGATAATCAGCCACCGTGTGGTGGATGGATAGCCAGCCATAACGCAGGTAACGTCGGTTTACATTTTTCATCTCATGTCTTGTCCTAATGTCTTCAACGCCTTTGCGGTGGCTACCGAGTCGCTCGCTCAGGACGTTTATAAACGCGCCTCGTACCGCTCGATGTGGCTCAACATGATTGAGCGCGGCGAGTATCCTCAGGGTACTGGTCTGACCCAGACCTCGTTCACCACCACCTCCATCGAGCCGACTGCGGCTGAGGAGTGGTCGGCCATTACCCTTGCGAGCGGTAACCCCGGCGACAACGGCGGCGCTTGCGATGTCACCTATAGCGAGGTTCCGGTCGGCTACAATGCCGTCACCTGGAGTCCTGAGCGTTTCGCCCTCAAAGGTCCGCTCCTGTGTAAGGACGATCTGACCTTTGACCATCGCGTCGAGGCGTTCTTGCGCGTCTACTTGGAGAAGCTCTCGATCCGCGCTCAGCGTTCTTGGGAGACTCGTTACCAGAACACCTTCGCCAAGTTCGCCATCAAGGCTGTGGCCGACTCGTCCTTCACTCAGGTTGAGACGATTCCGTCTGGCGTGAATGAGTTCCCCTGGATTCAGACCGGATCGGCTGGTCAGGCGCTCAATCAGTCCACCTCCGAGCTGACTCAGGAGATGCTCGATGTCGCGGCTGCTACGCTGATCCGTAACGGCGCGACGAATCCTGATAGCTCTGGCTTCATCAGCTACTCCAGCGATGGTCCGATCTTCCCGCTGTACATCGGCTTGGAGGCTTCGCAGCGTATCGCTCAGAACAACCCCGCGTTCCGCGATGACTTGCGCTTCGCTGATCAGGGCAGTGGCGCTGGAGCGGAGTTGCTCAAGCGCATTGGCGCGAATCGGGTGATTAAGAACTTCCGGCATGTGCCGAATCTGTTCCCGCCCCGCTTCACCTATGCCGGTGGCAAGTACACGCTGGTTCAGCCGTTCACCAGCTCCAGCGGCACGAAGGGTACGGTGTTCAGTGTCAACCCGAGCTGGACGACCGCTCCGTTCGAGGCTGCGTTCATCGTTACCCCGTACGTCTTCAAGTCGCACATCGTACGTCCTGTGAACCGCGTTGGTGATTTGAGCTGGATGCCGACCAACTACATGGGCGAGTGGCAGTGGGTGACGGGTGCCTACAAGTTCAATACGGACTGCGAAGATCCGTTGGAGAAGAAGGGTCAGCATTATGCTGAGTTCGTTCACGCGAGTGAGCCTGTTTTCACTAACCAGGGCATGACGATCATCTTCCGACGTTGCACCGGTAGTTTAACCCAAATTATTTGCTCCTGATTTCCTGAGCAAAACGCAAGAATCCGCAGATCCGAAAGGGTTTGCGGATTTTTTGTGTCCACGCTTGACGGACTGAAAGTGTGGTGTATTTTCACATCGCATGGACAACGAACCAAAACGTGGCGACGCACGCGAGGACGGGCTTGTCTGCTGGGGTTACACCTGGAAGGACAAGGATGGAAACAAGCGATATCAGTGGCTAACGCCCGAACGATTCGCGGAGAAGATGGCCAACGATAAGGAGCGCCTGGTCAGGTACATGGCTGAGAACGCGGAGGCAATCCGTCTCAAGCAGGCTGAGAAGTACGAGAAGAACAAGGAGTACTACAAAGCAAAATCGAATGAGAACCACGCCAAGAACCGCGAGCGTAATAACAAGCGAAACTCGGAGTATCAAAAGAAAAACGCTGAGTATCTTAAACAGAAACACAACGAATACCGTGCTGCCAATCGCGAGCGAGCGCGTCGATGGAGCAGAAAATACTCGCAAGCCAATCGTCAGAAACTGAACGACAAGCTTCGAGAACGCCGCCGCAACGACCCGCTTATGCGCCTCAAAGACGCAATTCGAAACTCAGTCCGCGCGTATCTCGGAAGCAAGAAAACGCGACGGTCGGCCACGTTCGAGATTGTCGGATGTACGCCTGATTTCTTGCGCTCTCATCTGGAAAAACAATTCAAGCCGGGAATGACCTGGGAGAATTACGGCAGTCATTGGCATGTCGATCATCGCATTCCATTGGCCAGCGGAACGACGCCTGAGGAGGTAATGGGCTTGAGTCATTGGACGAATCTGCAACCGCTTGAGGCGCTAGAAAATATGATGAAGAGCGACAAGCTCCCAACATCGCATTAGCCTCTTGACACTAATGCCCACAAAGTGATGCTCCCCGTATGCCGGTATTTACCATCCCCGAAGGCGTTGAAATCCCCGAGAATCTGAAGGAAGGCGAGGCTTTCCAGACGATGGCGACTATCGTTCTTGGCAAGGGCGGCAAGGCTGAGGTCATCGAGATTGATGGCATGGTCATCCCAGGCTACGAGAGTAAGTCGAAGGGCAAGAAGATGGCCGAGCGCGGAGAGGATGAGGAGGAGTACGAGGAGGAGGAGGTTGCGGAGGGCGGCGGCGGGGAGGGTTTCATCGCCGAGGTGATGCGCCGTGGTTCTGGTCCGATGGCCTAAATTGTAAATCGATATGCCAAACATCACATGCGACGAGGCGGAGACGCTGATCAATGAGGCGGCGTCGCTGGGATGTCGTTCTCCATGGGAGGTTGAGCTGGCGAAGCTGGCTCTGGAGAATCGCATTGCCGCGTATCTCCAGGGTGGTGGCGCGACGCGCGGAACGTATCGGAGCGTGAGCGCGACGGGTAATGTCACGAGTGGTGATTATCTTCTGCTCTGCGATTCAACCGCTGGAGCGGTGACGGTTACGTTGCCTCCGGCTGCGCTTGTTCCGGGTCGGATCTATGTGTTCAAGCGGATCAATGCCGGTGCGAACAACGTGGTTGTTGACGGCTATGCGTCGGAGACGATTGACGGGGCGACGACGTACACGCTGAGTTCTCAGTGGGCTGGCGTGACGGTTATGAGCAACGGAACCGCTTGGTTCATCATCATCTGATATGGCTAACATCTCCTGCGCGGAAGCTGCTAATCTGATCGCCGAGGCTTACGGCGCTTCGTGCAAGAGTCCGCGCGAGCGTAATCTGCTGGAGATTGGCCTACTCTGGGAGGCTGCGACGCTTGGCGGAACGGCTGATATCACGGCGGACAACACGGTGATTACGGCTGACAGCACGATCATCACGGCGGACATGACCGAATTTCTGTAACTCGAAAAACAAATTATTTAATCAGATATGGCAAAGCAAACGATCAATATCGGAACAGCTCCGAACGACGGAACGGGAACGCCGCTTCGTACAGCGTTCGATTACTGCAATCTGAACTTCACGGAGCTGTACACGGCAGTCGGCCCGAGCGGCAATAACATCGTCGTTCCTGGAAACGCCACCATCACCGGCGATCTGACGGTGGACACGAACTCCCTGAAAGTGGATACGGCGAACAATCGGGTGGGTATTCTTACATCAACTCCCGGTTTTCCGCTTCATGTAAACGGAACTGATTCCAACAATGTTCTGTTTAACGGTGTTTCAAAGGGTATTAGATTTTCTGCGTCTGCATCTACATCTTCGATTTCTGGTGTTGATAACACTGGAAGCCTGTCTTATCAGCCGCTGACAATCGAAGCATCGACGCTAAACTTTGCGTTGAGCGGCTCCACCGCCATGACCCTGAACTCGACGGGGCTGGCTGTCGGGACTACGGCTCAGTATGCTCGTTTTACAGCTACTGGAAGCAATTCGACTGGAATTGCAAACATCCAGAACTCTCCGTTTGCTTCAAATGCAAACACCAACCTGTCATGCTACATCGGGCATGATGGAACCGCGAATCGCCCATTCATCCAAGCTGCAACTGGAAATGCTGGAAGTGCTTTCGATCTTCTAATCCAGCCGTACGGGGGCAACGTCGGCGTGGGGGTTACGCCGAGTGCGTGGGGTGGTGCTTTCAAAGCATTGCAGATCAGCCGTGCAGGACTTCGCGGATCTACTGCTACTTCTGGCCTTTCGTTCAACGCTTACTTTGACGGAACGGATTTCAAATACATCGCGGCTGGCCTAAACGCTCTCGATTATTTTCAGAATTCCGGAAAACACGTTTGGCAGATTGCTGGAGTTGCTGCCAATGCGAACGATCCTATCACATTTACAGAAGCGATGACGCTCGACGCGAGCGGGAATCTGTTGGTGGGGAAGACGGCGAGCAGTACCACCGTTGCCGGTTCTCAGGTTCAACCGGACGGAACTTTCTCTGCTGTCAAAACTGACGCTAACCCCGGCTTATTCTACAACACTACCACTGCAATCTCTGGAACGATTGCGCTTTTCCGTTCCAACGGTGTCACTGTCGGTTCTATCAGTCAGGATGGGACAAACACCGCATACAATAACTCCTCTGATTATCGACTCAAGGAATCGGTTCAGCCTCTCACTGGTGGTCTAGATCGTGTGAACGCGCTCAAGCCGTCCATCTACAAGTGGAAAACTAACGGAAAGGTTGGCGAAGGTTTCTTGGCCCACGAACTAGCTGAAGTGGTTCCGTTTGCTGTTACCGGAGAAAAGGATGCCGTAACTAAAGATGGTGAAATCGAACCGCAGCAGGTCGATCTGTCGAAGGTTGTCCCCATCTTGGTCGCCGCCATCAAGGAACTGTCGGCTGAAGTCAACGCTCTGAAGAACGCCTAATATGAACATCTCCATCAACTGGATCATCGAACGCCTTCTCGTCCGCAAAGTCGAAGGCACCTACTCCGATGTCGTCATCACCGCCGACTGGCGATGCAACGGCACCGAAACCATCGGCACCGGCGACGACGAGAAGACCTACAGCGGCACCTGCTACGGCTCATGCTCGTTCGCTGCGCCCAGCGGTTCGTTCACGCCGTATCCTGACTTGACGCAGGATCAGGTTCTCGGCTGGTGCTACGCGAATGGAGTCGATCAGAAGGCCATCGAGGCGAACGTCACCGCGCAGATCGAGAACCAGATCAACCCTCCGATCATCGCTCCGCCGCTGCCGTGGGTTGAGCCTGTGATGATCGTGCCTCCGATGCTGCCTCAGGTTGAGCCGGTTTTGGTGACGCAGGCCGATTCCGAGCCGTCTTCGGCGCAGGAAATCGTTGCGCCAGTTCAGGATGTCACCGATGCTCCGGCGGCATGATTAAAATTGAACTGAC